AGAGCACGCTCTTTGCTTTCAACTTCGGTCATGCTGCTAACCTTCTTGTTCGTCTTTCTGTTCTGCGAGGAAGGCAGCTTGCTTAAGCTTCAATTCCTCGGACTTGCGCATCTGATCTGCCTTTGTCGCTTCGGTCTCCACCTGAAGCTTCTCAGTCTCCACTTGAGTCTTCTGCTTATCTAATGCGTCCTTCTCGGGATCCGTATCGTCACCACCGCCTTGCTCGTTCTGAGCCAAGGCTTGAGCACGTTGCATCGCTTCCTCTTCGGAGTACAGGAATTCTTCGGGGTCGATATCCATTGACTTGTAAATCTCTTCCATGATCTTCAGTAGGCGATTCATCGAAACGAGTTCAGGCGATGACATAATCAGGTTGAGGAGCTGGAGTAGCTTCTGCTGACGTTCAACCTTGGCTTGGAATGAACTGAAGCCCTTACCGCTCGCGACGAAATCGCCTTGCCCTTCGGTACGCTCTGGATCAAGCATATTGAACCGATGGAAGTCATTGACGATTGGCTCAGTCCAACCGTTGTCGACATTGCGCGTAACGGATCCGAGATACTTTCCGGACTTCTCAACGAGCTGAGACGTTTCAAAAGCTGTCTTCTGAATATCGCCCGTGGGGATGTGCGTCTCCTCGTCCAACATTTCACGAGCCAGGTTCATCACGCTCAAATAAGCGTCAGAGGTATCAGTGATTATCAACTGATGGAATGCGTCGCCAATATCCTTAGCCGCTTCTTTCAATGGTCGGAACTTACCCGGCTCAATGGTTAAATCTTCTTCATTCGGGAAGAACCGCGGATTGTAGAACCCTTGAACGTCGCCGACTAACTTCTTATTGTCCTGATACGCGTTGAATGCACCGTTCAGGATCTCTTGAAGCTCCTGCCCGTTGTCGGCAATAGAGACGCCCTGCTCGCCGTCCAATGAATCTTCCCAGTACCACATGTAGAAAGGTTTGTGCGCGGCTTCATCTTCGTCCAGCGTTACCACTCGAACAACGCGATGATTAGCGGTGACGACCATGACATCTACTTCTTTGCCGTCCTGGTTATCGAGCTCTTCCGGCCGTTCGCCCAAGGTCTCAAGTGATTCTTGGGTTTTGAACTCTTCAAAGTCCTTCATCACCTGGACTGGTACTCGGGTCCAGTATTCGCGATACTTGATCGACTTGTCGCGGTATTGGAAGTTCCGCCGGCGGATCGGGACGTTGTTCTCGTCACCCTCGCCATGAGAGTCAGAGCCCTTGGCTTCTTCAATGACGTCCTCAATCATTTCCTCAATCCAGCCGTCACCGTCCTCAGCAGCCTGGCGAAGCTGGTACGCTGAGAAGTTCTGTTCACGGCAAAGCCCTTGCATCTTCTCAATAACGTCTTCCATCATATCCCAGTACATTTCGTAGCATGGAACATATTCGACGTAGGGAGAATCGATCTCTCTTACCGTCTCTTCAAATCGCTGATCCGCTTCATTGCCGGTATCAAATCGTTGCTCAACTGGTTCATACGTACGAAGGCGCATCGTGTCAGTGTAGTAATGGCCCCAAGCAATCCCGTACTTCCCGGCGCTGTAAACCGCCTTGATCGTTTCACGGTCGGCACGAGTCGTTTCGAACTCAGTCCGGATAGCACGTTCCGCGGCTTCAATCTGATCGGAATGCTGGTCAAGTTCTTCCTGGGTCATATGTTTGCCGAGCTCATTAACCCTCATGCCGAAACCTAACTGCCCGCCTTCAAGGATAAGATCAAGAATCAACGCAGTCCCGGCCAGCCACTTTTGCTTCACAACTGATACGAAGTTGTTTGCACGCCAGTCTTCACCCTCGCCTTCCTTCCAATTCTCTTGACGGATCTTGCGAATGGTGCAATCGTTTTTTTCCCATTTCGCCTCAAGATCCTGTCGATCATTCTTCCATCGGGTATAAAGAACGCCTTCAAGGTATTCAGCCAGTGGCGACACCGGTCGGCTTCTGTCCGTTTGGGCATCCTGTGCCATTGGTCAACTCCTGTGGTTTTAATGTATTGCGTATGCAGCCCGGTATTTAATCTGCCCGAGCTGGCTCCATCGGCCTATGATCGACATCGGCTGCACGGGATCATCCCATTCAGCATCTAAGAAGACCGGCTTAGGCTGGATCATCTTGCACCGAGAGAAGTCCAGGACGAACTTGAATTGAGTATCATCTGGCTGGCGAACTGCGAAAGTATTACAATAATAGTTGTTCCAAACGTCGTTGTACCAGGTGGCCAATCCTTCATGCTCGATCGATCCGTTGTCGGGCGCAATGATATGGTCGACGAAGTACCACTCTGTTTCCTCAAAGATGTAGGTGGTTTTCGTTTCTTCATGCCTCCCGGCCATGAGCGCATAGCCAACGATCTTGACGCGGCCTTCTGCGTTGATCGTCTTCGATGGGAAGAACATGGCGCCCTGCATCCGGTAGAGGCCGTCAGGTGCAACGCTTGTCTCGTGGTCGAACCAGAGTCGAACCATGCCGTTCTTCAGGTCTGCGAGTTTCTTCTTGGGGCGGATTAGGGTTTTCAATGAAAGACCTCCAGTTACACCAGTTCGATATTCTTAAGCCTGTCTGTCATTCCACGGCAAAGGGTATCATATTCTTCATCCGTGATTATTCGGTCGAAACGAATTGAGCCAAATTTCCCATACCAGACTGTATACCAGTTCTGAAATGCCTTCTTCTTGAGCCGCTTCCTGCGCACTTTTGGAGCAGACAGGCGACGGCAACTAGCGTAGGTCTTTGGGTACATCCTACAGTTCCTCCAGCATTGTTTTACCTAGTTCGCCTCCGTCATCGATATACTTCTTGATGTACTTAAGGAAGCCGAGAGTTTCCTCATTGTCACCTTCAACGGCGAATGCATAGCCCACATGATGCTCATGACTAATCTTCACCTCAATCTTCATTGGTCCAATATAGATCGCGGTTTCAAGTTCTGACGATACCTTCTCTAACGCCTTCAGGTGAGTCATTACCTCGGTGATCTTCTCTGCTTTATCTCTGTTCATACCGACACCTCCAGGTCACTCTTTTTGATGCGGCAGTGCTTCCATTCGTCTGCCTTGCAAATGAATGAATGATAGCCGTTCATTTCAACCTCATAAAGCGTGTCATCGTTCCAGTCTTCATGTTCAAAATCCTTGACCTGACACGGCACACGACCACCAGCCTTAACGACCATCTTGTCTGTGATGTCGTCGTTCTCGATCCATTCGACGATGGGAACACGAATAAGCCTTGGCTCTAAGATCGCTCCGCTCCTATACCAATGCCCGGTGCGAAACCTTTCTTCGCCATCCTCGGGGTTTCGATATTCAAACTCGTGCCCCTCCAGATCCTCAGCCAGTGGCGCTGCCTTCATGATCGTTGCAATGTTCTCGATGCTGTGGCCTGCGGTGGCGGCGCGGAGTTCGACGAGTTCTTTTGCGAGGGCTCCGATCTCTTCGAGGCGCTCCGTTGCAAGGCTCTTCAACTCCTTAATCTCCTCATCCTTCGCTTCAATTGCGCCCATCAGGGAAGAGTCGTCAAGCTGTTCATTGAGCTCGACTACCCGGTCACGCTGTTTCTTGTAGCCAGCCTGAATTTCTCCATGGGCTGTTCTATAGACATCACGCTCCGCCAAAGCATCCTCAAGGGCTATCTTGCCAGCCTCGATTTCGTCTTTGAGCTCCGATATAGTTTCGTGGTCGATCTCACTTCTTCGTTTGATCGTGCAGGTATTCCCATTTCTGAGACATTCACTAGAAAAGTACTCAACGCCCTCAACCACGACCTTGAACCCACCTTCGTCTTGCGCGGTGATGGAGTAGTTGATGCCCGTGAATTCGTTGGGGCCAGACAGTACAGGCAGATCGTAAGACTCTTTACTCAAGTGAATGCTACCAGGGACAACGAGCGGGGGGATGCTACTGTCAAGCGTAATCTTATCAATCGTCGCGTCATCTTCTGACTGGATCGACATCTTGAGCTTCTTTTTCAACCGTTCTGTTTCAGGGCAATACGATTCTCCGGTTTCCATGCTGTAACCATGCTTCTCGTCAACCACGAAATCAATACCGCCATACGACACACCCGGCGCTTCACCATCGGGGAAGGGTTTAACAGCTTTCGCTAGCAATTCCTCCATAGGCATGGCGTTAATGTGATCCTCGACAACCTTGATATCTGACTGCAACTCCTTTTCGGCCGCAGCAGCCTCATCAATCCGTTTCAAGCACTTTTTGCACGTATGTGAACGCGGGACTTTTATACGCGAGCCGGGAAGATTCGAGCTTGGAACAGGGCTACCACATGTTCCAATGCAGGTATTGCTGCCCGCCACGCAAGAATGCCACTTATTCCCCCTGTACCTTCTAAATACTTCACCATCTAACGACTTTACCTTTGCTTCAGTCTTCTTACTCATACTGCGTTCCTTGCGTAGTTGTCTGGGGCGAGGGCTCCACCTTCTTCCCAGCGTGTTAATGCTAATTCGAATGCGTTCACCAGGGCGTCAACCCCGTCGTCATGCGTTCCTGATGGAAATTGATTCAGATGCTTGAACAGTAAGTTCACCCAGGGATCACTCATGTTACCATTCACATAAACGTTGCCTGCTTCAAACGGTGGCTCCAGTACCGCGGCGCGTGCTGCTTTGTCGCCCTTCAGCGTGATCTTGCGAACGATCCGAATGCCCTTCAGGATCGCCTTCAAAGTGGTGTACTTGTCTTTGTAACCGGCAACGCTCTCAATACCTTGCCACACTTCCGGCCCATCTTCAAGTGCAGCGGCCCTTATCATCTTGTCACGGCGAGGAGCTTCAGCCCTGCAGAACTTCCCATCCTCGATGTAAATGTCATAAAACTCAACTGGATCACCCGTTGAATCTCGAATGGTCTTCCCTTGAAGGTCCATTGCCCTCTTCACCCGAACGGCAACACATATCCCAAAGGTATAATCTGGATCGTCTCCCTCACGTTCAGCGTCACTCGATGCCAGGTCCCATGAACGGACATACAGAAGATCATCGGGCATCACTGCATTGAAATGGACACTCCCGGTTTTGATACGCTTTCCTCCGGGTATCTCCGGCTCACCTTGAAGCTCAGCAGCGACACGGTACGGCGTAAGGGATCCGAACTGAGCGCGATACCACGACCCTGGATAGCGTTCAGGGAAGAGATATGTACCATCTTCCTCCCGAGCGCGGTAATGCATGATCTCGTATTTTGGATAATCCGGCTCGTAATCCTCATGCCGCTTGTTGTTCCGGTTCTTAATCCTGCCGATAACGTCGTCAACGTGCCACCTGGTTGCAAGGATGATCACGATATGCACCGGCGCCAGGCGTGTAAACAAGTCAGTGAACCCGGTCCAGGCTGTGTTTCGCCGTACTTCAGACTCAGCATGTTCACGTCCAGACAGGTAATCGTCAACGATCAAGACGTGAGCACCTTTCCCGATGAAGCCACCGCCAAGCCCGGTTGCCTTGAGCTTTGCTCGGCTATTCTCAACGCGCCACTCTTCGACGCCACCTTTTCGGGGATCGATATTCACAGAAGGGTAAAGCTCTTTGTATTCCGGTGATCGGATAATGTTCTGAGCATCCCGGCTCATGTCGTTCGAAAGATCCTGCCCATACGTGCCAAGGATGATCTCTGGTTCTTCCTCCTGTAGCCTGCCCAGGACGTACGGAGGGAAAGCCCTTGAGATAAGCTGACTTTTTCCATGTCGAAAAGGCAGTGTGACAACGAGATACGTCGATTTGCCTTGCTTGAAGTTGTTGACCGCCTTATCCAATGCAGCGGCAACCTCGACAGTGTGCCGGCCAGTTACGTACTTATCCGATTCCTGCCAGGTGAACGCGTTGAAATGGAGGAAGGAACTCCTTGCAGACGCCTGGAGACACCCCTCCTCGATCAAATGGTGCTTCCTGGTACGCGGATCCATGTCGCGGAGGTTCTTTAGGGCGTTCTGGTATTTATCGAATGGGGTCAACGCTTCCCCTCCTCCCGCCTTACCTCTCTTCTAAAAAAATCGACCAAGAATTCGCGTGACATTTCCTTTTCATTCACTTCGAACGCATGCCCACCGATCATGACCATGTATCGTGGGCCGCCACTAGCATCACAAATAACATCGATAGCACTGATCCTGACCATGCCTACGCCTGGGATTTCAATCATTTCACTTCTCCTTCTTCTTTCGGCTCGTTTTCTTTCCACTGCCAGTAAGTCGCGCCTTGGTCGTCAACGATTACCCAATGACCGTAACCTCTCTTGGTAGCCGATTGCCTCATATCCCTCATTCCTACATAGTAACCCCTGAACCAGAGGAAGGTACCTCCAAAAAACGCTAAGTACCATCGCAGGCACTTGGGGCATTCAATCACCGTCGATGGTGGCATTGGGAGCCTGTCCTAGTCGCTTAATCTCAGCCAGGAACCCGCCAGAATTACCAGGATCAAGGTAAATCATATCATCCTTGAGGAGTTTGGACGTATCAAAATTAATGCACCCGGCATTCTTGTAGAACTCAACCTTATCATCAGTATCAACAGATAGCGGACCAGGGGCAGGCGGGATATCGTCTTTAGCGTTCCTCATACTTCACCTCTCAATCAAATCACATTTATGTTTATTTGCCAAGAACTCAGCATGCTCACGAACTTTGGATTTATGCGACCCTTCAGAGCCGCCGTTATTCAACCAAATCCAGAAGAAGCGAACTTGCAACGTGCAATCCGCCCACGTGAAATGGTCTTCGTAAATTACCCTGTACTTATTCCTCATAGTTCACCCTTCATTCTTCTCCATCAGTCAACTCCTTAGCTTTAACTTCCAACCATTCTTCACGTTGCTCCTGGCTCATACTCTCGAAACACTCGCGAACCTCACCCAACGTTGAATGCACATGACCAACAACGCCGCTATGCTTCACGTCAATCTGATCGATGAACAGCCCGAAGTGCTTGCCCAGGTCGCGCAGAGAGCTCGCCTTGTCGTACATCTGGATATCGATCTCCAGGATCTCAAGCATTCCTTCGTCGTCACCAGGAAGCTGGCGCGTCTTAACCTTCACACTCTTGATAGCCGCCTTAGCTTCGTCGGGTAGCTCCTCGAAATCGGTCATCTTCATCCGATAGGAGGTTCGACCATGGCCATCCTTGACTTTCTCATACTGCAGAACGTCGGTCACGCGGGCCAAGGCCAGGCAGCGGCACTCATCGATAACGCGCTCAGATGTGAGGTTGAACCGCCGGCGTTGCCGTTTGGCCATGAGATCTTGCTGTTTCTTCAGCTCGTTATCGACATAAGGCTTCTTGAATAGGGTAGCGGCATAACTGGCAACAGATGCTTTTGTCCAGTTCTTCGCTTTGGGGTATGCTTTGATAACAGCTTCGGCTTTGCTGTTGCAATTGGGATCCAGATAAGCCATGACGGCGGCCATCTGGTAGTTGGTAAGTTGCCGTGCTCTCGGCTTTCGGGGCTCTTCTTTCTTCTTCTTAATCGACATAATGCTCTGGCCTAATTTGCTGGCGCTGGCTTTGTTTACC